AGCAAGCACTATCTACAAATTATTTAGATCTTTCATCAGCTGACAACGCTGGTTGGGGACAACAATATTTACCAGATCTTATGGAAAAAGAAGCTGAAGTTTTTGGACCGAGAACTATTTCAGGATTTCTTTCACAAGTAGGAGCTGAAGAGGCTATGACGGCTGACCAAGTTATTTGGTCTGAGCAATCTAGACTACATTTATCTTATAAAGGTGATATGGACACAGATAACATTGTGACTATACAGTCTGATATGGATGGGAATGTTGCAGGAGATGGATTTGTTGTAGCTAATCACGGTATTAGAGTTAACGACACTGTTTTAATAGCTAATGCTAATGGTGTATTTAAAGCTATAGTATCTGTAGTTTCTGGTGCTAACGTAACAGTGGCGCCTTATAACGGTACTGCTATAGCTACTTCAGGAGCAACTGCTGATTTAGGTACAACTATATTAGTTTATGGTTCTGAATTTGCAAAAGGTACTGGTTATAATGCTGCTGCCGCTGCAACTGTAGACACAAGAGGTGCTAACGAGCCAGCATTTAAAACTTTCACTAACAAGCCAATTATCATGAAGGATTACTACGAGGTTTCAGGTTCTGATGCTTCTAGAATTGGATGGATTGAGACTAGTAGTGAAAATGGACAAGCTGGTTACATGTGGTACTTAAAAGCTGAGTCTGACACAAGAGCAAGATTCAATGATTACATAGAAATGTCTATGTTAGAGTCTGTTAAAGGTTCTGGTACTAACGCTGTTGACACTTTATTAGGAGGTGCTATAGCTGGTAACGATACTTTAGTTGGTACTCAAGGTTTATTTGATGCTATCGAGGACAGAGGACATGTTACTACTGGTGTAACTGGTGTTAATGCTTCTACTGATTTAGCTGAATTTGATGCTATCTTAGCAGAATTTGACAAGCAAGGTGCTATTGAAGAAAACATGATGTTTGTTAACAGATCTACATCTTTAGCGATGGATGATATGTTAGCTTCAATGAATTCTTACGGTGCTGGTGGAACTTCTTACGGAGTATTCAACAA